CGGCGCCCGCATGGCCAGCGTCAACGCGATCGGCCCGTACCCGCAGCCGAGGTCGAGCAGGTTCCCCTCGGGCGGCGGTGTCCGTGGGGTCGCTCATTTTTGTGCGCCTACCCCCCCTGGCCTGTCCACATCACTAGGCCAGCCATCGACACCGATTCGCGCCTTGACCTTCCGTCCCTGCGCCTCCGCTGACTCTCGCGCCGTCTTGTCTGCGTGGCATGGCACGCGGCATAGCCACTGCAGGTTGCTCATGATCGACTTGCCGCCCTTCCACTCGGGCACGATGTGATCGCAGTCGCCCTCAACGGTAACGCGGCCACATGCTTGACAGGTGTATTGATCCCGGCGTGCTACTGCATCGACCAGACGACGCCACGGCCGACCGCCTCTGCCCTTGCCCCAGCGGCTCACTATCGGATCGACCTTCCTGCCATGTCCGTGGCGACATGCTCCACACCCTCAGGCTGCTCATCGAACTCGCCCGCAGTAGCACGGGCCAGTAGCACTATTGCGTCTGCTATTCGGTTGAGGGCTTGGACGGTTGCATCCATTTCGGATACGGGCGATCTCTGCCCAGCCGCTTGTTCACTCGATCCCATGCCTGTCTCGCTCGCCGTTTAATTGCCTCTCGCCGCTTGGCGCAGCCGGAACAACGGACCATGTGCACTCTCAGCAAGAAGTCACAAAAAAAGAAAAGCCACCCGAAGGTGGCTCTAAAGCGTGTCTCCACGCCAAGGAGGGAAGAAAGCAAAACAACGAAGCTGCTCGCACCAACACGACTAGCGACTAGTGCGTTCGGTTCAAGACCCTCAGAGGCAGGCAGGCCCGGCTTTACGGGTTGTCACTCCTGTCTCGCGGCCCCTAATCGCTATGCGTCTTAGCCCCAGCAAGTAAAACCGCTTGCCACCAGCAGGACGTTCAATACTGCCAGTGTTGCCCCGCGTACAAGCGGCTTTCTTCTTGGTTTTGCTAAACAGATTTCGCGGCAACAGCCGCCCCTCCCATCGGGCGGAAGTCCGGTTGCGCTAAGAAGCGTCCGTCTCGCAAATTGTCCCGAGTAGGATATCGTACACCTGTACGAAGTTCCAGTAGATTGCAGAGAAGTACTTTACTTTCGTGAATGAGCCATTCAAGGCGCTTCGGTGTGTACACGCCACACTTAGTCGCCGCCTTCCAGCGGTTGTATCCCGGCTCAATGAAGGCGTACTTGAGCGCCTTGCTGTGGCTTGGAGTCATCACGCGCTGATCTACGGCCCAGGCGATCAGGTCTTGGATGAACTGCGCATCCAGCACGTCAACAGGCACTTTCGGCTGCGGCGGGTGCCAAGTCTGCGGGCTGCGGTACTTATGCTCCACAGAGCCACAATGGTTGTAGCGACGGCGATCCCTCGCCCAACGCCCCCAATTCTCAAGCCGCTCGTTCAGTGTCATGCTTTTCCTCTGCCTCCCGTTGCATAGCCAAAAGCTCGTCGCCCACGTCCCACACCGGCTGCCAATGCGGCTGCCATCCCTTGCCAAGCATCGCCTGCAAGCGGTGCCTACTTACCTGCCGCCCAAGCCTTGCAGAAATGGCCGCTGACACATCCGGCAACGAACCATAGTGATCCCGCAAGAACTTCACGACTCCCGGCCAATTCACGCGACAAGACCGTTTCGGTAAAGTACTTCTCTTTCCTGATGAACCTTGATCTTGGTCAATGTTTGGCATGCTGTACGTCCATACAGTGACAATAATTCGCTTCTCCGGTTTCACCTTCGATGCTCATCGGTCGAAGTTCCGGGGAAACCCCTCTTCCCCGAACCCCTTTACCCAACGTGCAGTTCTCCGGGAAAGGCTTTGCGCAACCGATCAAGCGTCTCTCGCATTTCGTTGAGCCACTTGACGTGCGTCCTGCGCTCCCATGAGCGGATAATCCATGCAGGACGAGTCCCACGCACCTTTGCTTTCGCCCTTCTGCCTCTCAAGTTCATAGCTCACCCCTAAGCAGCGGCATGAAGTCCTTCAGCCGCATAATCACCAGCGTTTCCCGCCCGTCTCCCCTGCACAGCACTGCGGGCTTTTCTCCCGGTGCTGACGCCTCTACGGCCTGATCCATCCACGCATACACGGCAATGCTCTTGCGCCGCTTTGCCTCAAACCGGAACGGGCCTACGTTGATGTCGTTTCCGCCGTCTCGGCATTGGTCAAGGTTCCGGCTTATCTTCATGCCTAGCTCTGCTGTGAAGTAGCGGCATAGCTCGTTTTCGTAGCCCGCCCCTTTGCGTCGTTGTGATGCGCTCATACCGCCCTCCGTTCCTCAGACCACACCACGCCCTGCTCGCTCCCGAACGCGAGCACCCATTCCAACAGCCGCGAGCATTGCGACTTGGTCAGCCGCGAAGTTCGCTCGTAAATCACGTCCACCCCTGCGCCATCCAATGACGGAACCATTATCGGCGACTGCTTTTCCTCTCTCAGCCATGCCGCCGTGCAGAGCCGCTTCCATACGTCCACGCTGAACCGCTGGCCGTGCCATTCCACTTGCCGGGCAATATCGGACAGGGCCGCGTGAAGCATTGCGTTCTGATCCAGCGAGCGCCGGTCGTCTCGATAGCCACAGGCCGGACACTTCACTGCACCCACTCCGCTGCAATCCGCTCAATCTCGACCATGTCAGCCTCGTTTACCGGCACCTCTACCGTTCGGAATAGCTCGCCACACACGCAGCGGTAGGTGCGCCAAGTCAAAGCGCCGTTCTTGCATACGTCCACCTTATCGGCGTCGTCGTGGTCGCAGTCGTTCATTTCGCGCTCCCGTAAAGCGTTTCCAGCGTGTCAGCCAAGCACCCCAACTCCGTCGCCTTCATCACGTCCCACATGCGCCGCTGACCGTGGATGCCGTTAAGCGCGCCCTGGTGGCAGTCTTTGCAAAGCGGTATCACCAGCCAATCGGGCGACTTCCGGTTAGGCGTTCTGCCCTCTAGGATGTGGTGGGCATCAGACGGGCCAGGTTCGCCGCAAACGCTGCACGGCAACTCCTTAACCCTTCCAATGTGGCGACGGCTTGCTGCGCTCACTCACCACCCCCACAGGTATTTGAGCGCCGCAGCAGACAGCCAGAAACGCCACAGCGAGCCAATCAGGATTGCAAGGCCCAACACAGCACCAGCAAACGCAGACAGGAGCTTGTGAGTCGTGTGGAATGCGTTACGAATACCCTTGATCATTTCGCCTCTCCGAATTGCTCCGTTAAATGCGCGAACAGGCGTTCCAACGTCACAATCCCCTCGCTTTCCGCCACGCACGCACCTTGTGCTCCTTGGTCTTTCGCAGGCCCATGTCATGAGCCATCGCCGCAATTGCCGCCTTCGTTTTCTTCAGTTCTACCGCTAGCTCTGCGTTCGTCTTTTCCGCATGGTTCGCTGCCAAGTACTGCTTTTCCTGCGCCGTCCAATCCTTCCTCACTTCTTCCCCCGCCTCCACAACATTCCGTGTCCGTTCTCGTAAACCTCACACTGCGGCGAATCAAACTCGCGTATCCACAGCGCCACGCTATCGGCCATCTTCGGCATTGCCTTCCTGCGCTCGTCTTTCGGTAGGCTCAGTGCGTCTTTCACCTCACCCCGCTCCTTGGCTTGTCTCCACATCGCCAGGATTGCTTCGTGTACTTGGCGGCGGTGGATCATGCGATCAACCTCCCCTGGCGCTGGAAATCCTCTATTCGCCTGCAAGCCACATCAAAGTAGGCTGGGTCTAGCTCGCACCCGACGAACTTCCTGCCGGAAGACAGCGCCGCGACGCCTGTTGATGCGCTTCCCATAAACGGGTCGAGAACAGTGGCGTCCTTGGGCAGCAGTCCGCTTATCAGCCTTTCAATTAGCCCAACTGGCTTCTCCGCACCGTGGAACTCTTTATTGATTCCGGCCTTCAAGATGGTCGGAAGATGGGACGCCTCATCCTGTAACTGGAGGCTCGCACGGTTCGCGTAGAAGATCAGCTCGTGCTGCCTGCGAAACGGATTCCCCATGCCAATTCTTCCTTTATCCCAAACCAAAAGGTTTGTTTGTTGCCAGTCGTAGAACAAGCTAAAGAGAACCGCGTAATAGGCGTCATCGCAAAACGCAAGCAGGGGTGCGTCCTCTTTCATGCATCGCGCTATGCGTTCCTTCACCTCTGAAAAATAGAACTCCTGAATCGCTAGGTCGGACAGGCGCCTAACCATCTTTCGCCCGAAGCTGGCGACCGTGGGCGTGCTGTATGGCGGGTCCGTAATCACAGCGCCCACGCTCCCCGCCGGGATTCTCGCCATAATTTCCAGGCAGTCGCCAAGGTAAAGCGTTGCGTTGCCGATTACCTCTTTTCTCACCTCCCCCTCCTGCCAATAAGGCGCGGCATAGCCGTTTGCCTGTTCCATCATTCCTCCGCGTATTTGCTCGCGTACTTTTCGACCGCGTGCGGCATCTCGAAATAACGCCCTGAGACTCGGTCGTAGCGCAGTTGCGCCATGCCGATGCGCCCGACCACCTTGTGTCGTACCTTCTGAATGTGAATCTCGACCGGGGCGTTACGTGCCTCCGGGTTGAGGTCGCGCCATACCGTGATGCAGTTGTCGGCCTTGTTGCGCCAGTTCGCAGAGCCGGAAATGTCGTAAGGCGTTGGCACCGGGTAGTTTCCATCGCGGTCTTTCGAGAGCTTTGTCGGATGAGCAACAACGAAGGTCGCCACGCCATGATTGCGGCCAAAGCGGCGAATCTTTGCGAGCGCCATTGAGATGTAGTTCGTCTCGCTCATGTGCTCGGGGCAGGCGTGTTCCACCTCGTTCCACGGATCAATAACGAATCCGCGAATGCCCTTTCGCTTCACAAGCTGCCGCGCAATATCAAGGATCGCGTCTAGCGACGGCTCTTCCGGCTCCGTGAAGATGAAGTGCCGATTCATCCACGACTGCGCGGTATCCCACTCGCTCGCCGTCATGCGCTCGTTAAAGCCCGGCTCAAAGGGCTTGCCGATGTACTTCTCGGCGATCTTCTTGATGTGCTCCGGGACGGGATGGTTTTCCGGGGAGAACACGCCAAACGTCCAGCCCTGGTTGCGCGCCAGATTCACAAACAGCGCATCAATCCACTCCGACTTTCCTGAGTTAGGAATGCCCGTGACAATCGTTAAATCGCCGGGGCGAACCGTGTAGCACTCGTCCACGCTAGGCCAGCCGGTAGAGAAGCCGCGCGGCGTGCCGTGTTCGTAGAGCTTGCGCAAATCGTCGGCGTAGTCCTGGACCTCATACGCGCCTTGGATCGGCAGCGGCTTCGCGTCCTTGATGCACTGCGCCAGCACATCGGGGCCGTGATTAACCAGCACATCATTGGCGTCCTTACAGCCGTCCGGCCAATCGGCGACCAAGCAGTTCTCAGGGCCGAGTCGGCGAACCAACTCTTCCCGCAAGCGAAGCCCCGGCGCATCGTTATCCACGGCGATGATGTGCGTCGTCGCCCGTTCAAGCTCCTGCGCGCACATGAACTCAAACTTGCTTTCGTAGTTCTTCGTCTCAGGCGTCGGCGCTCCATCCGGGACCGATACGCAGGACACAAACCCGGCGACCTCAAGCGAGAGCTTGTCCATCTCGCCTTCAACCCATACAAGCGTCGTCGCAATGTCGTTCAGCCCGTACAGCACACGCTCGCAGCCGGACTCCATGCGGAACAGCTTGTCGCGCGTCCGATACTTCACGTTCACAACGTCAGTGCCACGCAAGTAGGGGTAGGACACGCAGGCCCGCTCTTCCTCGACCTGGGGGAAGTACACCTTCGCCGCGCCGATCTGATTGCGGCGCAACACCGGCTCCGTGATGCCGCGCGATTCAAACCACTCGACAACCGACTGAGGCAGGCCACTGGACTTCGCCACATAATCCGGCTTGCGATACGTCTTGCGGATTTGCGGGCGGTGCTCCACGCCCTTTGCAAGCCCGCCCGTCCAGCCGCAGTGCCAGCAGTGCCAGACGCCCTTTTCCGTATTCACGTTTAAACAGGGGTAGCGCGACTTCTTGCGCGATGCGGAGCACTGCGGGCAGGTCGTCTTGACCTCTACCCCGCTACGCCCTCCAACGTCGATTCCGTAATCCGCTAGCGTTTTCATTCTTTCCACTTCCCGTTTCGCCAATGTCGTCGCTCAGCCCACCAGTACGCCAAAGCCCAAAGCGCGCTTCTCAAAACTGCACCCTCCGCTCCTTGGGTTTCATGGACGCCGCGATGTAGCTTTTCGGCTCGACCTTCGGGTTTGCCGCCAAGTAGCCCAGGACTTCGGCCAACTTGTTCTCGTCGGATTTCGCGTGCTTGGCGATGAAACCGCGCGCAGTGGATTCCTTGTCGCCGTGCGATGTGAGGATTTGAACGCCTAGATCGAATAGGCGCTTTCTTGGATCGTCAGAACTCGATGCCGAGCCGACAGGCTCGGGGGGTTCGTCATTGGATTGGATTGGATTGGATTGGATTACGGGGACATTTGATTGCACTTGATTGCAAGTGATTTCACGTCCCTGCTCAGGGGTGGGGTATTTCGCCCGTTTAGCCCTGATTTGTTGATGTTTTTCCCATCCAGTCATCTTCAAAAACGGTCTTCCATCCACTTCGTAGAGGATTACAAGCCCTTGCACCTGCAAAGCAGCCAACATCTCTTGAATGCACTTGCTATCAATTGATTTCAACGGATAGCAACGGCTAGCAAGTATCTTCGGGCGAGCATCCATCAACCCAAAGTCGTCGCACGCTGTAATCAGGCGGTAGAAGAAAACCTCTTGCTCGGGCGTCAGGGCGTCGATCTGCTCTGACGTGCAAACCGACTCTTTAAGAATCCTGTTCGGCATTACTGGCCCACCCTCTTTCCATCGCTTGAACCTGCCCCGCCGATCTTTCAGCGTGCAGGCGCTTAAACTCACCCCACAGGACTTGGCGTGTTTCGCGGTCCTGCGCTTCCGTAATTCTCTGCATCAGGCGCGATAGTTCGCGCTCTCGTATTGCGTCGTCTATGTGGACAACGGCTGTCATGCGGCGCGCTTCAGAATCCACTTAGCTGTAGCTACTTCGTCGTACTCCACGCGCTTGCCCATCTCTTGCGCGAGGAATTGGAGCAACAGCGTATTGCCGGTTAGCTCCATGAACTTCGGGTACATGTTTGCGGGCAAATGACGAATGCCACGCAGCACGTTAGAGAACACCGGCGCGTGCATGCCTAACTCGCCTGCTGCCTCTGCTTGGCTGATCTTGCGACGGCGTAACCGCCAGCTAAGGACAAGGGCGTGCTGCATGCTCTTGCACAGCCCTAGAACCTCGTCATCTACCGGCGAAGGCATGCCGTTCATCGCCCCGAAGGGCAGCGGTATTTCGCGGTTCGTCTGCGTTTGCATGTTTTTTACGTTGTTAGCTATTGCGTTAACGATTGAACAAAGCCGATAAAAAAGGCCGCGTTTAAACACGGCCAGCCAAGTGCTACTTGCGTTTTTTCTTCAACGAGCGGAGGTAATCAGCGACAGCGCGCAAGCGTCGATACGTTGGCGCGGACTTGTATTCGCCGCGACCAACAGCCGCGATCCAGCCGTAGGAAACGACGCCCTCCAGGTCTGCGGCGATCTCGCGCCAGTTGCCTTTCTGCGCCGCAAGGCCGCTTTGAACCTCTACAAACAGCGGGTCATCCATTGCTTGTTCCCAAAAGTTTTAGCGATTATGGACCTAAAGTTTTTGGCATGTCAAGCGCTATGCTCCCCCGCATGACTTCGCCCCCTAAAAAACTGGACTTGAACCAGGTTGTAGCGCGCAATCTGCGCTACTTCATGGAGCGCAGCGCGGATTGCAAGAACCCCAACGCGCTATCGGTGAAATCCAGGGGGGCCGTGTCTCCGCAGACCGTCCGCAACTTGACCGATCCCAAGCAGCGCCCCACCACTACTGAGAAGTTTGCGGGCTATCCCACTATCGACAAGCTGGCTGTCGTTGCCGGCCTACTCGGCGTCGAGGTCTGGGAACTACTGCATCCAGATGTAGAGCATGCTCGTCGCGCCCAGAAGTTCTACGAGCTGGTACAGGCGGAATTCACTAAGCGAGTGGAGGACGATGAGCCACTTGCCGACGCGCACAACAAGCATCCATCGAGAAAACCCAAGGTAGCTTAGACCTTTAGGTCTACAGGTGTCCTGGGCGGCCTACCCTAATGTCTCCTGCCTGAGACATTCGCCTCACGGTATGAGCCACCCCCTACCATAGAATTTCGCCTGTCAACGATTCGTCATCCGGACGGTCGTGGCGATAAGAACAGGGGAGACGTTGTGGCAGCGAAAGTAATTCCGATCCGCCAAGGAACAACATCAAAACAGGAGCGCGCCTGTCCGCATATGGATGGTTGCCCGCTCTACGAAACAACCCACCACATCGACCTAGAGGCGGCGATCTACATGCTGATCGACCGCGAAGGATCGGTATATAACGGCAACAAAGGGGTCCGTCGCCGTCACGCCGAGGATCTGATCGACGCCCTTGAGCGCGTTTCCTTTCGCCTGCACGGCTTGCTCGCCAAAACCGCCTAGAAAATCAACAGCCCGCTTCGGCGGGCATTCTTTTGTGCTCCATCGCTAAAATTTTAGTTGACACGTCGCTAAAGTTTTTGGTGTAATCGGTTTCAGCAACGAACCGAACAGGGAGCCGAAATGATTACGACGATGACGATCAGCGGGGCCGATGCAGACGCCGGCCTGGTGGTTTCCAAGCCGCGCAAGGTCAACGGCGGCACGTCTCAGCGCATCACGATCAAGGGCGCTGACAGCAAGAGCAAAACGGTGATCAGCGTTGTGTTTGCTGAATCGAAAGCCGCGAAGAAGCAAGCGCGGAAGTAACCACGTTCAAGGGAGAACGACATGACCGCCGAACAACGCGAACTAGCCGAAAACGAGTGTGAGCGCGCAGCTGCATGGGGCGAGGTGTGGGACGAGTGTCACCGTTTGTTCCCGGGATTCGCTTGGCTCCATGAAACGGGGGTGGGCGCTGTCAAGGCGCTGCTAAACGAACTTGCAGAAGGCGGTCGGGAGCGGCAAAGCGCAAGTAATCGACCGACCACAGGAGGGAAGGACATGGAACAGGGGCAGAACGGTTTCGACCGGGCGGTCACGGATCTGGCGCTCGATGCGCAGATCAAGCTCGCTAACGCCGCCCGATACCCCAGCATCGCCCTGCGCGATGTGCGCGAAGCCCGCGCGATCCTCAACCGCATCGACGCGCTGTTTACGTCTGAGGACCCGGAATACGCCGCGCGCTTCGACGCGGACGGCAACTTCGCCGCGCCGACCCTCCCCCTTGAGACGTGCGACATCGTTGAAGCCGACAAGCGCCTGCAAGCGGCCAAGGAGCAGGAGGGAAAGCGATGAGCGTAACTATCCACGACCCTGTAATGCGCGATCTTGCCAAGCACCTGAACAGCGAATCCCGCGCTTGGGACACGGAACTCGCCTACGAGAAGCACCGCGCCGAGCACGACATCACCGGCAGCATGGACAAGGTCTACGCACAGAACTTTGTCGCCGCCGTTGCGGAACTGGTGGACGTACACCACGACGACGACACCGAGCTAGGACGGCATGTACGGCGGTTGATCGAGCAGGAATACCGCAAACAGTTCTGGGCCTATCAAATCGCCGACGCCACGCTGGCGGCGAGGGAGTCATGAGCGTGCAATGGGAAATTGGCTCGGAGCACGGCGCGTACATGACCGAGGTTGTACATCGGTCTGAGGGCAGACCGACAAACGTTATCGCCCTCGTCCGCACGCGACGCATGGCCGGGGTTTACCGAGACGAGCAGGAAATCATCGACTGGCCTGAGGGCGTAGCGAGCCTGCACCTGATCGCAGCCGCTCCTGATCTGCTTGAGGTGCTCGATTCGATCCTGTCGTACGTTGTGACCGACGTTGTTGAGTCATGCCACGGCAACAAGTGCCGAGAGATTTGGTGTGCCGGATGCAATGAGTACGCGGAAAAGCATGTAGCCGAGAGCAATGAGTTGATCAAGCGCGCCCGCGCCGCCATCGCCAAGGCAAGGGGTGAGTCATGAGCGAGTGCGGTGAATTTCCGTGGCTGGCCTTCTGGTGTGGTGTGTCGCTTGTATTTCTTGCGCTGTGGGGTGCTTATCGGATGGGGCAATGGAGCGTTTTGGATCGTATGTGGGAGGACGAACTATGACGACCCTCGGTGACCGCGTGAACTACACCGTGTGCTGCATCGGCCTTGCCTTTGCCATTGCATACGACCTGATCAATCTGCTGTGAAGGAGAACGACATGCAGGGGTACCAAGCTCAACTGAAACTCGCCGACGCCATCCGATATCTGCGCGAACGCAATCGCTACGTGCTGGATCGGCCTGTAGAGAAGCGGGAAGTCCCTCAAACCACATGGCAGCAATGGGTGGAGAAGGTTTATGGACGAACTGGAATGGTGGCAGACGAAGGGAGCCGAGCATGAATATCTATCAGCGAATGCTGAAAGTAATGGAGGCCGTGGACTACGTGCAGAAGGAGCAGAAGAAGGTCAACGGTCAGTACACGTTTGTCAGTCACGATGCGGTGACGGCGAAGATCCGGCCTGAGCTTGTGAAGAACGGCATTCTGGCTGTTGCGCGAGTCGTTCGACATGAGCAGGACGGCAATCGCACCGAAGCAGACGTAGAGGTTGACTTCATCAACGCCGACAAGCCCGACGAACGAATCACGATCCCCTGCTTCGGCTACGGCATCGACCCGCAGGACAAAGGACCGGGCAAAGCGATTTCCTACGCCGTGAAGTACGCCTATCTCAAAGCCTTTGCGCTGGAGACGGGCGACGACCCGGAGCGGGACAACATCGAGCACAAGCCCGCGTCCAAAGTCACGCCGACCGCAGGAGCGCGAGAGAACCTGACGCCCGAGCGTTTGGCCGTAGTGGAGCAAACCGCCAATCAGGCAATCACCCTGCTCGCACAGGATAAGGACTTCGACGCCTATTCCCTGCTGGAAACGAGCGGGTTTGACGCGGAAGAAAAGATCGCTCTTTGGACGTACCTGGACAGCAAGCAGCGCCGCCGCCTGAAAGAGCAAGCAGAACTTGAGAAAGCCAACCAAAGGAAAGCTGCATGAACGTCTTTAACGCAATCGGCCGCGTCGGCAAGGACGCATTAACTCGCCACACCGCTAACGGCAAGTCCGTCACCGGCTGGAGTCTCGCCGTGGATAAGGGCTTCGGGCAGAACAAGCAAACGCTGTGGATTGACTGCTCTGCATGGGGCGAGCGTTACGAACGCCTTGCCGAGTACATCACCAAAGGCGCACAGCTTGGCGTAACCGGCGAACTCGGCACGCGGGAATACGAAGGCAAAACATACCTCACGCTCGACGTGCGCGACGTGACGTTGCTCGGCGGGCGCTCTGGCGAAGCAAGACAGGACCAAGGCAACGCAAGTGCGAAAGCGCCAGCCGGTGGCGGGATGGACGACGACATCCCATTCGACCGCCTTGCGCGCGGCATCGGCGGGTACGCGATCTAAGCCATGCGGACCTTGGATCGTATCGATTGGGAACGAGTGCTGATGAATATCCGTGGCTATGGCCTATCGCTCGCCCAAGCGGCGAGGAAGATCGGCTGCGATGAGTCTGTATTACAGCGGTGGGCGCGTGGTGAAGCTGTACGCATGGACTGGCCCATCGGTGTTGCCCTGCTGGATTTGCACTACGACCTGTGCCCTGAGCACCACAGTTTAGAGAGGATTGGAGCATGACGGACAACCGCGAAGTGACGTTACTCCGCGCCGTATACGAAGCCGCACGTCGGTTCCTTCGCAACAATGGCGTGGATCGTGAACGCGCAAGCGCCGCTGTTGACGAGCTGGACGATGCCATCGAGCGCGTGAAGAACTTCGACGGCGGGTACGACGAGGTCGATACGGTTTGGGACACCACAGAGACGGCCGAGGCATACAAGCCGCTCACCGATGATGAGTGCGATGAGTTTCGCCGTCTCCCCGGCTCTTTCAACGACATGATGCGCGCCGTGCATGAGGACGGGTGGACCCGCTATTGCGGCGTGGCGAACGAGTTCATCGGTAACCACTACAAGCGAAAGTTCGACGCACTGCTCCGCGCCCTACGCAACAAGGCAGACGCACAGGAGGAAAACGATGGCTAAGAACGTCGATGTGCAGTTCCACTTGCCGCGCCAAGTGGCCGATGAAGTAGAGGCAATCGCAAAGATGGCCGGTGTAGCCGTGTCGTCAGTCATCAAGGTGATGCTCGCTACTGAACTGCGGCGGCATCAGGCGCGCACCACCACACAGGCGCAGACAGGGGGAGAGGGAGCATGACCACAGACGAGACGGCGCTGGTGGAGCGGCTGCGCGAGCATGCCCGAGTGATGAACGGTGTATGGGATGGCGCAGCAGGCTTATGTGCGCGCGCCGCCGACGCCCTCACCGCCCAAGCGCAGGAGATAGAGCGCCTACGCCAAGCCCTGCGCTACCAGGACGACAGAGACGGCAGGATCGGTACGCATGGGCCTGAGTGCTACTCATACGCCCCACGGCACTATGACTGCGCGGTGAGGGAGATAGCAGAGCTACGGGAGAAGGTGGAGCGAGGGTTACTCCGATACAGCACGTCAACGCACAGCTATCGCGGCAGCATCGAATGGTCCGAGGATGACAGTGTGTACTACGGCAAGTTGCTCGGCATGGATGATCTAGTGCTGTACGAAGCGCCGCGCCTTTGCGAGATCGAGGCTGCATTCCGTGAGGCGTGCATCAACTACGAGCAGACATGCCGCGCAATCGAAGGAGCCAAGCCATGATCCCCGACGAAGTCATCATCCGCGCAGGAACAAACATGCTCGCACATACAGATATGGTGCCGCTGGAGTATGTGAGGCAGGCACTAGCGGAAGCGCGAAAGGACACGGAGCGATTAACCGCTTTGGCGTGGCCGGAACTTTGGCAGCAGCAATAAACGCAGAGTATTAGAGAGATATGATCCTGAGCGAAGCGCAAATTAGGGAATTGACGGGGCGTAAGCGGTGCGATGCCCAAAAGCGCCAGCTTGTGCAGTTGGGCATCCCGTTCAAGGAGCGGACGGACGGCTCGCTTGTCGTCTATAGCGTTCACGCCTACCCTACTGCTCCCGCCATGTATGAGCCGGAACCGGTCCTGCACCTGTGAGAGCCAGAACCAAGGACAAGCACCTGCCGCCTTGCGTGTATCTTAAGCACGGTGCGTACTGGCTCGTCAAAAAGGGGAAATGGGAGCGGCTAGGCAAAGACTTAGCCGAAGCCCTAACCGCCTATGCGAAGCTCACGGCGGCTCCTAAAGGCGGCATGGCTGACCTGATAGACGACGCCCTCCCCGGCATTCTGCACGGCAAGGCGAAGGCCACGAAGGAGCAATACAACGTCGCGGCACGGCAGCTAAAGAAGATATTCCAGGAGTTTGCACCGCAACAGGTCAAGGGCAAGCACGTCGCCAAGATGAAGCAGGCCGGGCGCGGCAATCCCAATATGTTTAACCGGCGCTTATCCGTTTTGCGGATGGTGTTTGATTACGCCGTTGACCATGAGATTGTCGATTCCAACCCCTGCGCCGGAATTAAGCGCCTGCCAGAGAAGCAGCGCGACCGCCTGTTAAGCCCGCAGGAATACGAAGCGATCTACACCAATGCGCACCCGCGAATCCGCTCGATTATGGAGCTAGCCTTCCTCACCGGGCAACGGGTTATGGATGTGGTGAACATACACAGAGCCGACCTCAAGCCGGATGGCATCTACTTCAAGCAGGACAAGACTGATGCCAAACTCGTCGTTCGTTGGACGCCAGAGCTAGAAGCCGCCATCGAGCGAGCCAAGGCTCTATCTACGAACGTCAAAGCGCTCACGCTGTTCTGCAACCGTCGAGGCAAGGCCCCGGATTACAAGAGCATCTACGCGCAATGGAAGGCAGCTTGCGAGGCCGCAGGCGTTGAGGATGCCGATATGCGCGACCTACGGGCCATGTCTGCGACCTTCGCTGAGGCGCAGGGAATTAACCCAACCAAACTGCTCGGCCACGCTAACGAAGCAATGACCGCCCGCTACCTCAGAGGCAAGAAAGCGCCGGTTGTGGACGGCCCGAGTTTTAGACGTCTAAAAGACACCGGCTCATAAGTTATTGAATGGATAAGCCGAAAGAGCATACGAAAATAATGCAGCAGTATAGACAGAAAGCGCACTAAAGCATTGAGCAGTATAGTAAAATAGCAATCGTCGTCTAATAAACTTCGCCGAGGAATGCGCCCCTAAGTCATTGATGCAGCAATTAGGGGTGTGCAAGTTTTAGACACGCGGACCACTGAACAGGCATCCAGCCTATACTGGATAGACATACAGGAGAGGAAAATGGAAATGACGATTGATCAAGCAAGCGATGCAAAGATTGAGGCAGAAACCGCAATCCGTGACGCCATTAACCGCTTTATGTCGGCGACCGGCTTAACAATCCAAGAGGTGCAGTTTCATCTGATCGACGTTACAACAATGGAAGATCGGCGCAGCAAGACGCTATGCGATTCAGTGCGCCTGCGTGTCGAGTTGGTATGACCCCCGACGAACGAGAGGCGTTCGAGGAACGCGCAGCCATCCTAGAATACGATGCAGGGATGACGCGGAGAGAGGCGGAAAGGCGCGCGGTGGAAATGGTGCGAAATATTTCACACTCGGCGAAGAAAACGCTTGCCTGATGCGGACATTGTCTGTACTATTGGTTTTGTAGCACAACGCTACACCGCGCCTCGGGGACAGGGGCTAGGAGAGAAACGTGCAGAACAAACAAGTTATCGCCACAGTTGACGATCTGCTTTCCCTCGCTGGCGATCCGAACGTTGCGATATCTCAAGTGTCGATCGAGCACGCGCGCGAAGCCTTGGAACGGCTTCGTGGAAATGAACATTCAGCAATGGAGGCCGGCGGCAAAACAACTGTACGCGAATTGCGCCGCATCCGGGGCATCGCGGAACGTCTCGCAACTGTCGCGCCAACCCCCAGGCTGCAACGCCAATTCAGCGACATGGCTGCTCTGCTCACGGATGGAGAGATTGAGCGGTGCGTCCTGCGCGCGATGCTCGCGGACGAGCAGCGTCATGCCCTGCAAGAAGCCTACAAATGACGACGCCGGCCGCGTTCTATGTAGAGGACCTCGGACTATCTGAGGTCCTCGCAAAACGGATTGAATGGTTTCAAACGAGATTCCGCGATCACAAAGCGATTGATCGCATCTCCGGACCGTGGACAAAACACGGAGTTCGTCTCTATATCGACCTCTGGAGCCAAAACCGTCGCCCGGCCCTGGACTCGCTTGAGCGAGCGTACTATGACGTTGAGGCCAACGACATCTTCATTGTTGCCGTTGGCAAGAACTGGGAGCTTAGTTGGATCATTTGGAAATTTACTAACCGGCGTTACGCTGGAGCTAAAACTAGAGACGCAATCAAATTATTAGCGGAGGAATTCTATGCCGAAGCGCGGGCTTGGGATTGATGTTCTGACTGCGGCACGCCAGCGAATCGCTGACGTATTCAAGTTTTTCCCGCGCATATACCTGTCATTCTCGGGAGGCAAGGATTCCGCCGTTATGTTCCATTTGGCGGCAAATGAAGCGCGCAAAACCGGCAGACGGTTCGCGGTGTTAATTGTTGATCTTGAGGCGCAATATCAGCACACGATCAACCATATCCAAGAAATGCTTGATGAGTATCAAGATTGCGTTGATGTCTACTGGATTGCGCTCCCTATAGCGCTAAGGAATGCCGTTAGCGTCTATCAGCCAAAATGGCTTTGTTGGGACCCCAACGCGAAAAACATTTGGGTCCGTCAGCCTGATCCTCGCAGCATAACGGACGAATCATTTTTCCCGTTTTTCGAGCGCGGAATGGAGTTCGAGGACTTCGTGCCGAAGTTCGGGGAATGGTACTCGCAAGGCCAGCCAACTGCCTGTCTAGTTGGCATTCGCACAGACGAATCGCTTAACAGGTTCCGCACGATTACTAACCAAAAGAAAAAAACATTCGGCGGACGGTGTTGGACCACGAAGCTATGGGATACGCAGGTCTATAACTGTTACCCAATCTATGATTGGCGCACTGAGGACGTGTGGCGCTATTTAGGCAAGACTAGGAAGCGATATAACAGACTCTACGACCTGATGCACCAAGCCGGACTATCAATCCACCAGCAGCGGATTTGCCAACCCTACGGCGACGACCAGCGCAAGGGGCTATGGCTATATCACGTAATTGAGCCTGAGACGTGGGCCGCGATTGTGGCACGGGTAGCCGGGGTCAACTCGGGAGCAGAGTTTGTACAGTTCAATGGCAACGCCAGCGGGCAGGTCCGGATTAGCAAGCCAGACGGACATACATGGGAATCGTTTAGTCAGGTGTTGTTGGAATCAATGCCAACGCACATGCGCGAACACTACGAGAACAAAATCTTTGTATTTTTGCGCTGGTGGGCTAACAAGGGTTACCCCACTGGAATCCCCGACGAGGCTGACCCCAAGCTTGAAGCCGCCCGCAAAGCGCCTAGCTGGCGTCGCATCGCAAAGATGCTGCTGAGAAATGATTATTGGGCTAAGGGCCTGAGTTTTACCCAAACAAAACACGGCTTCTTCTATGAGCGATATATGAAACGAATGAAGGCCGAAAGAGAAAAAACATACGGGAGAGTTGCATAATGGAATGGACTAAAAAGCACCCGGTTAGCAATGTGCAGTGGGTGTCCACCGATAAGGTGGAGGCAAACGACTACAACCCTAACTCCGTAGCAAAACCAGAAATGGACCTGTTACGCCGCAGTATCGAGGCCGACGGATACACCCAACCGATAGTGACATGGCTGCGCGAGGATGGTGTGTATGAGGTCGTGGACGGGTTCCACCGCCACCTGGTGGGCAAAGAAATTGGGCTTTCACACCTGCCTGTGGTGGTGGTGAATCAAGAGAGCACGGATCGCAATGATCGCATCGCATCTACGATCCGTCACAATCGAGCCAGGGGTAAGCATAAGATCGCGAGCATGTCCGATATTGTGGTCGAACTCTCTCGCCGCAATTGGAGCGATGCGAAGATTGCCAAAGAGCTTGGCATGGACGCCGACGAGGTTCTACGTCTCAAGCAGGTCAGTGGCTTGGCGGAGCTTTTTGAGGAAGATGACTTTTCCGAAGCGTGGGAGCCTGAGACCGCATAGATGGCAAACCACCCCAACCGCAGCCGGGCCAAATCACCGGCCCGCAATCCCACCCCCGCACAAATCCGCGCAGCACGCGAGGCGCTTAACCTCACACAGACAGAGGCGGCCGCCGTTCTAGGCCGCAGTCTGTCATGGTGGCAACGAATCGAGTCCGCTACAGAGAGTAACCGGCGCATGGACCCTGTGCTGTGGCACTGCTGGCAGCATTGGGTGCGCGGAGAGGATGCGCCACCGATCACGACGACCTAGAAATGGTGCATGAAGCTCAAAACGAGTAGCAATCTACTACCCTGCCTGCTCCTGCGCCCACTTCTGCAGCTCTTGCAGCTTCAGCGCATCCCTTGCGGAGCGCTCCTCTAGGGCTTGGTACTCTCCAAGAGGTACGCATTCTCCGGGGGCGTCATCAGGGCTTTCGGAGGCTTGGGGAACGGTGGGCACTCTACTGCCATCGGGACGGACTGAGTTGCGCAGGCGCTTAAGCTCAGCGTTAAGGCGATCAAGGCGGCTCTGGTAAGCATCGGTTGTTTCCTGTGTGATTCTCTGCTGCTCTATAACGCGTTGTGCGGCCTCCTGCTCGGCCCTTGCTGCTTTGGCCGCCACTTCGTTTTTAAACGCTTCTAGGCGCTCCTGACCAGCCTTAGAGGCCATTCTGTACCCATGCCCCCATATCCCCGCCACAACAACGGCTAGGGCGAGCGCATAGGCCCATTTGGGGATGCTAAGCACGGATCGGCTGAGACGTGATAACCCGCAGCATCGCGTTTAGGATCGGCAGGCCGACAGCGACGGCGGTGTAGATGTTGACGGGCAGATAGGGCTGGAGCATGCCGGTTCCTGCTTCTAAGGCCACCAGGCCAGCCGCTACGGTGTTGAGGATGATGGTTTTCGACTTCCACCAGCATTTAACGTCGCTGCTCATATCTCTATCCTGTTTAAGAGCCAGCCGTAAACGAACGCCTCATCTTTGACGCGCTTCTCGGCCAGGCTGATGTAGTGCTCGCCTTGTAGCGCATTCAGGGCACGCAGAAGCACCTTCTCACCATGCTGTTTGCGGTGGGCCAGATAAGCCCCTAGAGCCTCTACAGTGCGCGGGCCGACAACACCGTCCACCGCGAGATCGGCGTAATCCCTACCCTGACGGTTGAGCACGTTTAGAGCGCGCTGTAGCCATGTTCCCGCGACACCTTGCCCGCAGTTGACGGCGCTATCAAATAGTTCCTCTGCGATGGCGTAGGACAGGTGGGACACGGCGTCCAAAGACAAATAATCCCAATACCAGCGTCTGTAGATTTGCTTGGCCGTCTCTAAAGGCAGGTCCCGCATATCGCCCTTGTAGCCAAACGAGCGGGCGACGTGCTCCGTAATGCCGTACCGGGTAGAGCCGCCAGAGTCAGCAGGATCGTTGCTGAAATCGCCCTCAATCCCTAGGACGCGGGCAAAGGCAAGGTCGAAGCTCATAGGCAGCGCTTGTCCTTCTCGGCCTTTAGTTGGCCCTCAAGCCGCTGGATTTCCTGGTGCTGGAATTCAAGGGCGTTCACCATGAACTGATGCATGGACCGAAGTTCGTTCATCTCCGATGCCGTGAACGTAACCGAGCCGTCTTTATGCTCCGTAAACGCCATAGCTCCCTGCGTAAGAAAGGCGATGACGAAGAGCGCAGCGACAACAGCGAGCACCACCTTAGCGGCAGGCTTTTTCATCGCCATCAAAACGCGATCAACAACCGTTGCAAAAAATGCACGGATTGTAGGGATGAGCGAATACACCACTTGCCAGAAGCGAGACATAACAACCTCCGGGGTTAAATGGTCAGTACTGACCGGGGAAATACGCTGCGACCATTGGCCGCTCTACTGCGGGAATCGGCTGTAGCTTGTGCGCTGCGTGCCGTTTAAGGTTTTCCGCATATTCGCGGGCATAGACTGATAGCTCCAGGATTGTTTGCCAGTCACTAGCCGCATACGCCGCTTGTAGACGAGGCATGAGGTTCGTGAGAAACACTAGGTGTTCTGCTGCGTTTTGGTCAGTCATAGAACTCACCTCGGAAATACAGTTGCTCATCCACCACCTGCGCCAGTTCGGGCGGCATCAACTTCCCGTCCCGGAACGTCAGCACGACAAAGCCCGCGCGCCAGTTGAGCGGGTTATCTTCGACATAGAGGAATTGTGGGCCGGTCGGGTCTGCAAGCGTTCCCGTATCCACGCCGTAACGGTCGCCCGTGTAGTCCGTGTAGGGCGTGACCTTGAGGCTGTGCAGGTGCCCCGTAACGATGGAGACGCCAGCCTTTAGGACGTTGTTGTAAGCCGCGTGCACGCCGTTATGCCAGCGGTGTTTAATCATGGTGTTGTTGTTCACCATCACCGACCAGCAAGGGATCCACGCCGGGAAATGATCCTTTAAAGAGAAGCCGAACACGCCCTCATATTCGGGGGCCTGCGCAGCCAAGCGAGTCTCAAACCGCGCATCATGGTTCCCTAGCGGCCAGAACAGTTTGGCACCCCCAGCCGCTTGCTGGATTCGATGAAGTGAATCCTGGACCGCCTCTAGCTCCTGTTTAACCGTAGGAGCCTTGTCCCAACCGATACGCGGATGGCGAGAAATAGAAGCCCCATCAAACGCATCACCGTTACAGATGACCGCTTTGGGCTTTAGCTTCTCGATGACTTGAAGCAGACCGATAAAAGCAGGGGTATCAACGCCGGGGTAAAAGTGAGCATCCGAGAAAACAATGATTTCACCATCGGGCAGCGTGTATTCCGCCCTCGGCTTCCCCTCCCCCGTCACGACTAAGCCGCGCTGCTCCAGACCCTGCACCCTGCGAATAAAGGAACGCAGGTTTAATCCGAGCGCGCTCGCTGCTTGCGTCTTATTACCGTTAAACCGCTTAAGCGTTTCAACCACCACTGCGTCAGAAACTTTAACGCGCATTCGGATCGCCCTTTTCCCGCCGTAAGAGATACCGCGCAAAGCTCGGGTTATCGTGAAAGAACCCAAGCAGCATCGTTGCGAGGACGGTGACTTGCTTCTCACTCAACTCAAGGTTGGCCGCGTCCTCTAAGAAATGGATAGCTTCGTGCAAGAGCGTGTCTTGCTCGTTGTTGAGCGGAAGGCCGTCCCGAATCGTGATGCGCTGCTCTACAAAGAAAGACTCGCCGTAATCGGGGAAATCTGGCTTGTACTCAACGCGCACCCTCTTCCCTACTATGCGGAGAGATGCTGGGCGCTTCATTTCAAGAACGGAAAGAATTTGCCAATAAACGCGCCAACAGAACCGGCGGCACCCGCAACCAGCATCAGCGTTTTCCACCCGCCCTTCGCCTCAGAAAGCGTTGACAAGACTTGTTTCACGTCCGACTTTACCTCAGCCATATCGTCCTTCAATGCCGCAATCTCGGCGTCGTGTCGCCCCACGTCTCTCTGTAGCTGGTCACTCATAGCGAATCCTGGAAATAAAAAAGCCGCCCCGAAGGACGGCTTGCGTTGATACCGACCGAACTTACGCCGGCCAAACAATAAGGGCTAAGTCATCCTCCGTTTGAGCTGTCTCAAGCTGGTCCTCTAGCCGGTGCCTGATGCCGGTATGGACTCCAACATACTGTTCATACGCCTCGACCTTCGCCATGATGCGATTGACGAGCTCGGCCTTGCCGCCTTCTACGGGCCGCTCTTGCAGCATGTAGTCGATGAACGGCGTCGGCGCATTTGAGTCGGCGAGATAAGCGCGCGCTTCTTTCTCCTGCTTCGCCCAGGAGTCGCGCTCTTCGCTCGGATAGGTCGATGTGATCGGGAGCATGGCAGCTTTGTACGCGGCGTTGATCTCGGCGAGCTTCCGCGCCTTGCGCTGCTCGAACGACCACGGGGCACGGTCGCCACAGCCTGCCGCCTCAAGCACATCACACAGCTCTTGCTCAGAGGCGATGCGGGTTACACCTGCATCGGGCGGTAATTCGGTCACGTAGGATACCGACGCGCTCGACCAATAGCGGGAATCGTCGCCGCCGATGATCCAGTACCAATCATGAGGTCGGTAATCAGACATATTGTCCTCCCGTCGCTGCCGATCCCGACGCGCTCCCAGGCAGATAAGAAGCGCCACCGCCAGCGGTATCAATCACCGAGTTTGTCGTCAATATGTACCGGGTTCCGGTCGCCGTTCCAGTGAAAGTTGCATTTGGGGCGGCAAAGACGCCGACGCGGATCGCGCGTGCGAACGCGCCGGTAAACGCTGGCGCGCCTGTCAGCGTGACGGTCAGCCCGCTCAAATACTGGACATAGCTGTTTGCGCATTGCACATGGTCAGAAGCGCCGCCGGATATGGTGTAGTTTTGCCGGATTTGCACATACGATCCCGCGTTAGCGAATAGATGCGCCCCCACGCACGGGCCAAACTCAACGCTATCGAGGAATATCGTGCTCCCGGTCGAGGTGATTCCGTTCCCGCTAGTTGTCGTTTGCAGCTTAATACCTGGACCGAGAATGAATCTGTGTGACGCCGTCGCTGTAATGGCCGTCGCTGAGGTGGTATGCACGACCGCCGCCGTTCCGGTCAAAGTCACGCTCCCGGCGCCAACCGGGTCTTTGAGCACTAGCGGTTCAGTGTAGGTGCCAGAACCGACGCTGATCGTCACATTGTAGATTGATGTGTCGAGCGCAGCTGAAACGTCTATTGCGCGTTGTATCGTACGGAACGCCCCACCCGCCGTATTGCTCAATCCATCGTTATTGTCGTCGCCATCTGCACGCACGTAGTAGGTGCGATTCGCAGTTAGAACCTCGCGGCCTCCACCGCCGCCGGTCGCACTAACAATCGGGTTCTGCGGGTCTGAGGCGTCCACGGTGATGCCAGACCCGGGTACGAGGGAAGCAACCGCGCCGACATCTTCGGCGTCTAATACCACGGCGCCCGTCTGGCCGTTGACGCTGCTGACCGCGCCTCCACCCCCGCCGCCTCCGAACTCCCCGAGGATTCTGGCGTCTGTCCAACTTGTGACGGTTGATTCGCCAACCACAACGGAATACAGACGCCAGTAGTTTTCCTCGTCGTTCCAATTGGTATCGTCAACGCCGACGCTGACAGCGCCCGATGACTTGTCCGCAACGATGTAGTTCGTGCTCGACGCGGTAAGCGTCACCGAACCGTTCGCGATTTGCGCAGTTGCGCCGCTCGATAGGCGAACATTCCCGCCGTAATACGCCCACGTCAGCCCGGAGGACGCGCTTGCTCTGCGGCCATACGTCGCGGCCTGGGACGCTGCATTGAAGAACGCATTAGCCGTAACCTCTTTCCCGGACTGGTTCTGCTGAATCAGGTCGATGTTCGATGTGCTGTTTGCCATATCACTCTCAGTCGAAGAACGGCGGATTGTCTTTGTATGGATGGCCAATCGGAAGTTCGTTTACAAGGTCAAGTTCCCATGCCGCCCATCCAAATAACCTGTCGATTTCGTCCTCGGTCGGCAAAGAGCCAGAGCCAACCACCACGCATGCAACATCTATATCGGCAAACGCGAATCGCGTGCCGGTGCTATCTTGGCTACAGCCGATATTTGACGGCACAGAATTAGACTGTGTGTTGGATGTCGTGGTTGCAATGCCAAGCGATGAGAAGTCCTCAGGCGTTCCGCCATTCTCAATAATCTGTATTGAATCGTTTGCGCCGTCCCAAGCCCAATACCCCAAGACCCAATCGCCAAATCTCGGTGTGGAGGATCTGCGCAACGCAACGTCTCCCGAAGCATCCAGCGGGCGCACAAAAATATATGACTTGTTGTATTCGCCTGTGCTCGCATGCGATACATGAATAGCATATCGGCTGGTACCGTCACCCCTGGAGAACTGAATCAATACCCTGTTGGGGATGGTAGTTGCTGCAGTATCTTGAGTGCGCTTCTTGTAAACCGAGAACCCCCAACCCGCGCTGACGTTTCTCATAACGGCCTGCGCTGCCTGGTTGATGAGCGAGTCATCTACACCATCGAAACTCAACACGCGCAAGCCATTCAACTCACCGTCAAGGATCGCCGGCCTTCGCCCAGATGTGCCTTGGGTATAGTGGTATCCATTGCCGCTACGGTCTCCCCACTGGCTCGCATTGCCCGACGCATTCGTCACGCTCGAATTCCAATCAAGCAAGATCTTCGGCGGATTCACCATATTGAGCGGTGTCCACAACCGCTGACGTGCGATGGTCTGCTCAAGCGGATACCCGCGCCCAACCCGGGCACTCATTTGATAGATACGCAGGTTCAATTCCGACTGATTGCTGCCAAAATCCTCCACCTGCTGCGCGCTGGTATAAGTGACGCTCGGCATAGTCGATTTCAGGGTCCGAATAACCGTGCTCCAATCAGAACTAAGAATGTCGATCTCATACGCCTCGGTTTCCTCTGCGACGGGCACATCGACGTTATCGCGCCATTCACCGTTGATCCGGGTGCGTCGAACCCATGTCAACGTCCAGTCGCCATTGGTGCCGCGCTCCCCGTTCAGATAGACCGGCGAAAGCGGCTTCATGTTGACGCCGCGATAGGTAAAGTTTTCCGTCGCGTCGGAATCAATGGTCGCGTTAGACGTAATGCCCCGATACCCGAACGGAATGCCGACCGTGTTCAGCGACATCGCAATAAACGCAACGTCTGGATCGTTCAGTAGGACAACGCGGTCGCCGGGCTGATGAAGGCTCGCGGCCCACTCAGTGCCAAACCGGCCACGGAGCATGTCGCTCAAATGCCAAATGCCATCGGAATCTTCTTCGCAGTTCATAACGCCGATGATTTCCCAACGCCCATCATCGCCATACGCGAAGTGATTTGCCCCGTTCAGCATGGCAAGCTCGGAAACGCTTTCCAAGTCACCCGCGAATAGACGCACCTCAAGTACGTTACTCGGGTCGATAACGTTGAAGTCCCACGTTCCGATTACATTCTCCGCGCGCCCCATCGTGACCGGCGCGGCGAAAGCCTGAATGTCCGTCCAAGTCTGACCGTCATCCGGCGTGCGGAACAGAATCCCCCCAGGCCATGCATCAGTAAATCCGGTCATCGCACCGAGGAATCCCGGATCATCCATTGTGTCGACTACGGCCGGAACATCCAGCAAGACGTAATCGCTCGGGCCTTCAAGCCCGATGACCTGCTCAGGGGAATCACCTGCGTCACCCTTCGCGTCAGACATGTAAACACTGGCCGAGTGAAACTTGGCACGGCACTTCTGCACGCCGTCTGACTGGTAGTGGATCTCGGTCAAGCGTAATTCATATTCGCCCCAATCGCCGACCACCTTGATGACGTCGGCAGGCTCAAGGGCCAGATATTCCGGCGACAGCTCGAACTCCAGATCAGTGCGCTCCAGCCACCACAGATGCAGCAATACTTCGGCCTTTTGAGCGGCACCATCCGCCGTCATGACGATCGGCAATTCTAGGTTGTGCTGGTTCGGATGACTGTCACGGAACCGTTCTGCTCGCTGCTCGCCGACATCGTATTCGCGCTGACGATCAAGGTAGGTCATATGCACTGCACTAGGCAGTTGCAATGCCATTTCCCTTTGCTCAACAAGTCGACGATCAAACGACGTGCCAGCAGGGCGCGCGCCTAGTTCGTCCGCCGTGATCGTGAGCACAGGAGAGCCGCCACGACGACGAAACGCGACCTTATACCCGCTTTGAATAATGTCAAACGGCCACGCCGCTTGCAGCGGGTCGATGCCACCACGGATTGCGCCGGGGTTTGCCACCATGTAGCCCTCGACCTCATCGGTCAGGCTTGATGCGTCAATATCGGACGGCTCCAGAACCTCAGACAGCAAGCACTCAGCCGCAACGATGTCAGACAACAACTCTGTTTCGCCGACAACATGAGGCGTGCCGGCCGGGATAAAAACCTTGTTGTAGCCGTACCAAATGTTTAGCCCATCGGGGCGGACAGCGCTATGGTTCCCGCTTGTCGAGCCTAAGCACGTTTTTGTAATCGTGCCGTCATCATTCAGTATCAGCACTTGCTGCGCCACGTCTCCAGTGTCTGTCCCACCGTAGAGGATGCGGCGTCCGATAGGCCAAGGCATCCACGAGAAGTTAGGCGGGCCATTGAAGCTGGGCCAGCGCATGATCTCATTTAGCTCAAGATCAAGCTCAATCAGCGCGTTGTAATCATTATGGGCAATCCATGCATAGATCACCTCTCCATCTGTGGAAAGGCCTGCGTGCCTATCAACCTCACCACCGGGGCCATATTCCGCGACGACAGCAGCGCCAGTCTCCCCCGTATCAAAGTCAGGCATGAGCCGAATCGCACGAATGTATCCACCATAGAAAGCATAAGTCGTGTCACCGACTTGGATAATTTCTCGCCCGTATCCCCTACCCTCAAGATTGCAACGGACGCCGTTGTTATAAACAACGCAGTTTCTATTCCCCCGATAGGCGAAATATGAATACGGCCAGTTCCTCGCGGGCGGCCGCACCGTCTCTGCCGGACCAACGGGCATGATCTTATCGAGACCGATGAGAGTCCCGTCCAATTTGCGACGTTCTACACGAACGCTGTTATTTTCAAGCCGGCCGGTAAGCAGCGTCCCATTATCGTGCGCCACGCTAATGACGTGTTCGCTGTTGATAGACCCCAGGTCCATCAGCGGGAGGGTTTGCGCAAGCGTCCGGATGGTTGGGCAATCAGACGGCGGCTCTGCATCAGCAGATACCTCAACTTTGATCTGAGCGGCAGGGAGCGCATTTCCAAAATCCGCCAAGGGCAGGTCGTAAAAAACGATGTAGGCCAGCCCACGATATGCGGGCGTATTGTCTACCCCACGATCCGCCTGTATACGAGCATCCGGCAATTGATCGTCCGTGCCGTAGTAGATGCAAAAGCCCTTCGCCGATTGATTGCTGGCGACGATCGAGTCAAGATCATCGGAGCCGGCGTCATAGATCAGTTTCGGGCCGACCCAGATTCGACGCACGCCTTGGATCGGTCCTTTGCACAAGCCGACGGCAAAGGTCGCGTAATAGGTATAAGTGTAAACTTTAGAGACAGGACCGCCGCCTTTGCCGCCTTCCTTCGATTTTTTGACGACCTCTTTAAGCTGGTTGTTCTCCAGCCAGAACACGTTCCCATGCACAGCAATCGTGCCATACACGCGCGGAATCGCAGCACCATAAGTGCTCGTCTGGACTGACAGGTCATTAAGACGCGGGCCATGAATCGTCGGACCTCTGGGCGGATCAATGGCATTACCAATGATCGACCCGATCATGCCGCCAAGCGGGCCGAAGAAGTAATAGCCCGCAGCGCCGCCGATCAGTTGACCAAGACCGCGACCGCTCATTGCTTCACCCTGTACCGCGCGACAATCCCGTCACGCCATGACTTATCAATAACGTGCTCGCACACCTTGCCCACATGCTCATAAGCGTGAATCATCGTTCCGCCCGCATCAATGGCGATGTGCGTCGGCTCGGACCCGACACGGATTAAGAGCACGTCACCCGGCCTTTCATCATGCACACGCTCGATAAACGGCTGCGCCTCGATGGCCGCCTTCAACCGGCCACGATGAGGCAACCGGGAATAGCCCTGCACGTCGACCACATCAAAACCAAGCCTTCGGAATACGACTACCGCCAAGCCAGCACAATCAAGCGCTTTCCCGGGGATACGCCCCTGATGACGAAACGGCGTGCCAATACACTCGCGCGCCGCATTGATGATTTGCTCCTGCATCAGGTACCCCACTTCTGATAGGTGCTCTGCAGAGGCACATCGGGGAATCCACCGAAGTTGACGATGTTGTTATATTTGCCGTGACAGTCCTGTTTTCGTTTCCGGCAACCGGGCGTCATTTCGTATTCATCCCCAACCGACACGGCATAGTAAAACGGCTCAAACAACTCAATCGTGCCGTCCGACTCATATGCTTTGATCTTCTGCGGAGGTAGGCCGGCATTCGGCCCGGTGGTGAACACAATGTCGCCCGCCGCGAACCAGTCGTCGTCCTCGCTTCGAGTCGAGTCGCGGAACACATAGGGACCGGACACGTCAGTAATAGACCCCGTCACCCGCAAGGGGCCGAGATCAACCTTGCAGCCCGCAAATTCCTGTCCGCCGAACACCTTGGGACACGTCGGCCCGTACGTCTCCCCCACGGACTGATTCAGCGCATCCAGCAGCGCCATTTCCTCGATGCGATACCGATCATCGACAAGCGTTGTTTTGCCTAAGATGCTCGCGACGATTGGTTCCTCGTCCTCGATGGGCGTGTGCCATGTCGTCGCGAAGCAGTAGCACCGGGCGTTGTCATACTGCCCGCTCGAAAGCTGCGCGCGGGTGATTCCCGCAATCCCGGCGATTCCTTCCAGATCAATCAAGGCCGGCGATAAACTCGACGCAGACGTATAGCCGGTGAACTGATAGCCCGAACTACTGACGTAGACCTCGCCGTTACTCATTTTCAGATCGCGCGGGAACTGCGTCAGCCGAATAACGGGACCGAAGGTCGGCTCGATCCGCAAGCAGGTCGTGCGATAGTGATAATCAGCGACATGCGGCTTCACGGTTTCAATAACTCCACGATCTCAAGCACACCCGTCTCCCGAAGCTCGGGCGAAACAGGCGTAACATCCAATGGGGAATCGAAACGACAAGGCAGGTCGAACAGACACCCGCCATAGATATCCTCGCCTGCCTGTGGTTGCGTATTGACCTCGCCGCCAGACGTGTAAGCGCTAAACCCTGTGGTATCAATGTCAACGGTAATATCGGTCGATGTCCGCCCGACAATCGTTGCGCGCATGCCGTTGATTTCGGTCATGCCCTCCACACCAGAGATATGGACCTGCTCGCCATTAATATAGGTGTTCGCCCCTACGGTAATCACGGCTTGACTTGCTTGGGTGATATTGGTGATTGCGCGATTCTTGTTCGCGGCAAAAGAGACCCGGCCGGTCGTCGTGTCAACCGTAAATGCGGTGGACTCAAAATCCCCGGTGATGGGGTTGCGGATCCCAACCCTCACCGTGCCAGATACCGGCTTGAAGATGGTGCGCCACGGCCGGCCAATGATCGGCAGGCCGTTCGCGCCAGTGCCGTATTCTTTTCGGAGTTGATAGACGCCAGCAGAAACTAGCTCTAATTCCTGGTCCCAGGCCGTAGGGGTGCCGGTTGTGCCATTGGTGGAAAAGTCGTCCTCGGCGCGTACGCGGAATCCGGCGAACCGGCCATAGCACCGGTGATAGAACGAGACGATTTCATCCCACAGCCGCGACTTCTCTTTCGTGTAGAACACGCTGAACCGGCGCACAGGGAACGGATGTACGAGCGTCCGATATTCGCTGCCGTCTGCGGTCTGCACGATGCGGACGCTGTAATCGTCCTGCCAGGACGATCCGTATCGGATGCAGCCCGGAAGTTGCTCTTCGAGGAAAGGCTGTGACATCAGGCGTACCGTTGAGCGTTGTTCATGAACGACAGCGCAGAGCGCGCACCGGCACCAGCGGCACGACGCACCTCATCAGGCGTGCCAGGGGCAAAGTTCTGATTGATGGTCACATTCGGACCGCCGCTCAGTTCATGCGCGGGGGTGATCTCACCGGAGTTATTCCCCGTCAAGAGATAGTCCCGCCCACGAACAGTGAGCATTTCCATTCCGGCTTCGTTGACCTCATAGATTCGGTTCGGGCCAACTGCACCACCAGAAGCCCGGCCTCCACCAAAGATCCCGCCGAACAGGCCGCCGAAGAAATCTCCGAACATGCCGCCGCCACCCTGGCCAAGCTGCCCGAATAGTTGATCCATCAACCGCTCGGAGATCATGTCCATCAATCGCTTGCGGAAGGAATCAAGAAAGTCGATTGCGGCTTCTTTGGCGGACTTCGCGCCGCTCATGAAATCGGACAAAGCATTTGACGCGCTGCTGCGGAAAGCGTCCATTGCCTCGATCTGAGCAGACATCGCGTCGCCCTGCCGATACAGTTCTTCCACGGTCGCGATGATGGCCTGTCCCATCTCCGACTCGGCCGTCACGCCGGCATTCAGCAGAGCGTTCCGCTTTGCGATCCATTCGGCGGATTTGCCCAGCGCTTCGATCTCTAGGTTAAGCGTATCGAGAACGAACTGTGCGCGCTTCTGGCGCTCTTGCGCCTTCTCGCGTTCTTCTTCTTCCTCGCGCAAGCGCCGCAATGTGTCAGTTAGCGACTGCGCGCGGGCGATCTGCTCGGGCGTTGCACCCTGCAATTCGATTTCAAAAACGAGACGCTGCCCCTCGTCCATTCCGAAGGTTGCAATGTCCGTAGACAGGCGAGCAAGCCGCTGCTCCACCTGTTGATAAATTTTCTCAGCCTCGCTAACGACCTTCTTGCCTTCCGCCTTGACCTTTTCCACAGCAAAGGAAACGGGAGCGGCGAGTTTTCGCGCCGGGACTTCGTAATTTACTTTTACGTCATCCCAAACGGACTCAACGGTAGAGACCGTGTCTTTAATGTTCTTGACAATATCCGAGCCGACCATCTTGACGATGTCCGCCGCTTCTCGGAAATTTCCTGACAGCAACGCCCCCATTGCGGCCGCCACGCCACCGATTGCCTCACCCCAGGTTTTGAACGTACCGATCACCCACGCGCCGACAGACACCAGGAGCTTGACGCCACTGACCGCGATCTGCGTGGCTTTAGAGAACGCATCAACGCCATTTGTGGTTTCGGTGAATCTGCGCGTGAGCGCAACAAGTGTCGGCAAAAGTTCGGCCGTAATACTGTTGTACAAGCCGTTCTTTATAGCGTTGAGCGTGTTCAGTTCCGTGCCAAACGCTCTAGCCGCTGCGGCCGTCTGCTCATCAATGGTGACACCGAGACGATTAGCTTCTTCTTCAAACTGGCGAATTCCCTCCGCGCCCTCCTTGAGCATGTTGACCAGCGGCATGCCCTCGGTATCGAATATCGCCATCGTCGCGCGTAGGCGCGTGCCCTGATCCTCCGTCTGCTTCATGGCGTCCGCAAGTCGGCGGAACTGCTCGTCAGGGCTGAGCTTCGCCAGATCCTCCGCAGACAAGCCCAGCGCGCGCAGCGCTGCAGCAGCAGGGCCGGCACCGTCCGCTGCTTCGGTGATGCGCCGCGTCATCCGGCGCAGCGCCATATCGAATTGCCCCTCGGACACGCCGGCCATCTGCTCAGCCGCATAACGCAAGCTAGATAAGGCCTCGGTGGTAACACCGATCTGATCGGACATCAGGGATAGCTTGTCGATCTCCTTGATGGTGTTGCGAACGCCTACTGCAATAGCAGTCGAAATCCCGGCCAGGGCAATGCCGATTGCAGCGCCCGCCTTTTTGGCGTCAGCCGCAATCTTGTCCATCCGCTTCGACGTTTCACGCTCGGCCTTCTCCATGCCCTGCACGAGACCGCCGGTCTTGGCGACTACGTCAACGGTGAGCGTTCCGAGATTTCGCGCTGCCATTCTTTGCTGCCTTTGTCTGATGCGCCATGTTGGTCAACAAGGCGACAACGTCTTGAGGGGTTGCGACCTTTTCCGGCTCTTTCGGCCAGATAGCGAGGTCGCGTGGTCTCACGTTCTTTAGGAATGGGGAGACAGCCCTTGCGATTGCCCACTCGAACCGCACAGCAATATTCGCTGGCCCCATTTCCTCGAAGTAGGTCTGCCAGTCGCAGTACTCGGAATAACTGAGCCGGCCGCGCAACTCGGCAACCGTCATCCCCAAAGCTAGCGCAAGTTCATGCAGGAACTTGTCGTGCGCGGTTAAGACTTTTTTGGCTCGTTGACCTCTTGCACCGCATCAATCATCGCCTTGGCAAGATTAGGGTGAAAACGCTCCGCATCCTTAAACGGGATTCGCTCCTTGCCGTCCTCGCCCAACATCACCGCATACGAGATCAGATGCGCCGATGCAGCGCCTTCCTCAAGCTTTGCCGCAAACAGCTTTTCATGATCGCCAATCGACAACCGCTTGACGTGAATCGTCGCGGTGTATTCCTGGTCATCGTCCAGCTTGAACGTGATTTGCTTAGTGACCGGAGCTTCCGGGATAACGCCGCCAACTGCTTTAAGGTCTTTGAGAGATTTCATAGTTCGCCGTTAAATAGGTGGGCGCGGGAATCTGCACGGCGAGAAACAGCCCACACGACCGCCCGTTGATTCTGCTGTCGCCGTTTAGGTGCTTGCCTTAACCAGAACCGGGAAATCCGAAACCTGCACCGAAAGGTTGTTCGTCACCTTCTGCCCCACAGCGAACGACCAAGGGAAGTCGCTGATGTAGCCATCGAACGTGATGAACGACCGGCTGGTCGGCAGAACGAAATCGCCGTCGGAGTCAACGCCGGACGGATCGCTAGTGCCATCCGAAAAGCCCAATGCCCACTTGAGCGTCGTGCCCGCGCGATACAGTTCGTGCATACGCTGGTGCGATTCGTCGTCCAGATCGAAAAAGATCGCGAACGTCGCCGCGCCGGGCGTCAGCAAGCCCGCCTCGAAGCGGCGCGCCTCGTCGCTGATGCACGTGACATCCAATTGATCACGCGAAGCGGTCAGGCCGTCCAGCGTGGTGACGCAACCAACCTCGACAACCTCGCCGCCGTTCGACCCTTCCGGGTCAATGAAATACAGCTGCGACCCTTGTACGTTTAAAGACATAGTGTTTCTCCATCAGATGGGAATGTGGCGTCTCACGACGCGGTTTCCGCGTGTCATCACGACAGGCGGATTCGGCCTGCAGACCGAACTCGGGCCAAAAAAAAGCCCCGCACTTGGCGGGGCCTTGATGAGCTTGGTTGCTCTAATTAATTGCGATCTTCTCGGCGGTCATATCTGAAATCGTCCCGCCCTTTGGCATAACGACAAAGACCGCATACTCCTTACGCAGCATCGCACCGAAACTGTTGTGTGCGTCAACGTGGCCTTTAACAAAGAAGCGCGTTCCTTCCTCGTTCGCGCGCACCTCATAGCAATCCGAGAACTTTGCTGTTGACGGCGCCTTTAGATAATCACGCACGGCATTCTTTGCCGTGGCGCATGCACCGCTCGACAGCAGCGTTTCCCTGCCATCGCCTCCACTCGTGGAACTCTCCGATGTCGCGGCGACGTACACCGTCAGCACGCCGGTCAACGCAAAGAACCACGCGAATGCTTTCGTCAAACCTGATGTTTTGGCCATGCTTCCTCCCGCTCTCAAAACGCGGGGTATAACACCTGTCGCCACTCAGGTGTAGTAAAAATGCCCGGCTTCGGGGCGTCTCCCGACGGGCCTAACCGGGGCCTTATCTATCCGTCCAGAACTCCAGTGTCATGCCCGCACGGTAAAGCCCGGTCGGTGCATCACGTTCCTCGCCGTTGTAGTTCGTCACGATCCCATGCGGCTCAAATGCATCACGCAGAGCAAGCAGGACATTCCGTGCCGCCGTTGCCGTCGCCGCATAACAGTCGACTTGAATTCCAGTGTTGTCGGAATCCGGCATCGTGCCGATGTAATTCGTCGGCGCGCCGTACACAACTTGCCAGACAGCGTATGGCGCCGCAGCAACCGCATCATTCGCATGCGGCGCTTGATGGAACGGCCAAAAGCGCGTCGGGTTGGTGCCTAGCAGATTCTTGACTGCGGCTGAGGCCGTGACCCATGTGAATAGCGGCGGCGTCATTTCAGCTTGTCCAGTTCCTTATCCAGTTCCTTCGTCGCAGACTCTGCTACAGCATTAAAAACCTGGCTTGCGGTCGAATTCATCGCCGGGCGCATGAAGGGCTTAGCCGATGCCTCCGAAGTGCCAAACTCTATAAAGCGCCAATGCGTAGTATTCCCCCCAGGCGCAGCAATATCGCCCCGAGTCGGACGCGCCCCACCCCGGACGCCAACACGCATCATGACGCCGCCGACTTCTTTTTCCCGCCGACGCCCACCGCCATACACGGCGATGTTCTTGTAAATCTGCTCGCGGGTTTTCAGATCGTCGATCTTCTGCGCATTCTTGCGCGCGGCATCGCGCACGATGTTCGCGCCTTTGCGCAAAGCGCGGCGCATGGCGTTGTTGCCGAGCCTGTCCGGAAGCAGGCGCAGCTTTCGCTCGATCTCGTCGAGCCCCCGGACATCAACCTGGATATCCATTACTGCACATACCTCCGCCACCGCTCACACTCGAATTGAGTGAGCATTGCCTTGCTTCCCGCCCCGAATCTTGTCTTGGCAATCACGGTTGACCGTCTGAACCTGACCTCTATTTCCTGCTCCGACACCGCCAGAGCGGCCGCCGAAGGACTGACCTCCTCGGCGGGATCGTAGGCCGGAAAGTGCTTCTGCATGGATGGCGTGACAGCACGGATGTTAGCCCCATCAACAAGCCGCTTTAGGTCCGCAATGCGCGCGTCGAAGAACTTCTCCGGCCTGCCCTTGCTCGAACTCTTGGCCTCCGCGTCGTGCCAGTACACGCCGCCCCGGTAGCACTCCATGCCGCATACGATGATCGGATTGGCGCCTAGCATCGACGCGAACCAGATGGATTGCATTCCGCAGTTCCCCCGGAACCCGGCCGCGTTCCAATTCGGAACGCGGTAGTCGGCGCCGAAACATGGCGAGATCGTCGGCACGCCGAATGCTGACAGCTTGTCCTGCATCCGCTCCCGTGTGACCTGATGAACCGGGTCCACGTAGACGATGTAGTCGCACTGCCTGAGCATGGCGCCGTGCTGATTGGCGCTGAACCAGATGGCATCGCCCTTCACCTTCTCCACATCATCAGGCAGGCTCGGCGCCCCGCCCATGATCACCGCTGGCCTGCCCTTGACGGCAGGAAGCAGATCAGCCAACAGGGCCATACTTGATGACCTGAAATGCAGGACTCCCGCCGGCCTTGCCGATTCGCTTCGTGTTGCGGTCCCAACAGTCCCGAATCAGCCGGTGCCACTCCGGTGCCGGACGCTTGCTGATATGCAGGTCCACTCCGCCAAAGATGCTGGGGCGCTCGCTGGCGCTGACCGTGACGGACATCCGGGCGACCCGGTACATTTCCATCAGAGCGGGCCTAATGTCTTCTTCAATCAAATGTTCCAGCACGTCGAAGCAGGTCACGTGATCGAAGCTGTTGTCCTCGAACGGCAGGCTATGCGCTTGGGCGAATACGACTTCATCATTCAGCAGGTCAGGCACCACCTCCGTACCCGCCACTGGCTCAAAACCAAGCCTCTTGGCGAACTTCAGCGTCTCCCCTCGGCCGGTGCTGACATCCAATAGCGAACCACGCCGCAGATCCTTCAGGATGCGCTGAACGTCGGCTTGCCGCCGCGACCCCATCCCGTACTTCGGTGACTTGTAGTGCTCGACGTACAGGGCAATCTCAGAATCCCGATCATCTCTCAAAGCACATCCTCCAACCTCGCCAATGGGAAGCACTTCAAGGCGCTGCCTTGTGTGCAGTTAAAAATCTCGATTTCTTTGTTCTTCGCTCGCCATTGCTTGAACTGCTGCAGATGCGCTTTTCGGCGGAAGTCGCTCGTATTGGCGCAGCCGTTCGTGTACGGCCCAAAAAAGTGCGTGCCGTGCATATCGAACCCCAGCAGCACAACGCGGGTTGCGCCCAGGTTGCGCAGGCAGTCCAAAGCCAAGACGCCGCTATTGCTGCGGCTGCCGAATGTGTTGGGCTGGATTTGCTCGACGCCGGCAATCTTGTTCGCGCTGAACTTCCGTCCTGCGAAACCATGAGCCTCCGGGTGCAGTCGCCACCACTTCGTGTCGTTCGCGACCAGCACATCGGCCCACGGCGCCAGCTCGTAGGTATTCCCAACGACGCAGACCTTTTGCCCCCGGACGCGCTCAGCCAGTTCCCGGCTCATCGAAGGGCCAGGCGCAAGGCAGAACCACAGCATCAGGCAACGCGGACGCCTTCGGATAGCGCCAGCGTCAAATGCTCAAGTCCGGAATCGTTATCCGGCATCACGCCCAAGATTCTGTAGTATCGGCCCCGGTGCAAGATTCGCCACGTCGCATCCACATCCGACCGATAGCGGATTTGCGCGTAACCGCGAACCTCGGACTGCTCGGCGCCGGCCGCCACGAATTCGCGGACCGACTGATAATTCATATCCGCCCAGACCGTCGCCGCCGTGGACCACGTGGTCTTCATCTCGCCAGTAATGGCATCCTGCTGGACGATCTTGCGCTGGAGTTTGACTTGGTTCTCCAGTTTCCCCGACGCGATGCCAGACATCAAATCACCGTCGGGCGGCGCAGCGGCGTGAGCAGAGCCGTGGACGCCTTGTTGAGCACATAGCCGTATCCGGCATCGGGCGTGACGACGTTGTCCTTGCCTTCGCCTTCGCGGAATCGAAACACCGAGGCCAGTTCGACCAGCACGGCGAGTCGCACCGTCGGATGCACAATGGGGTCGCCGTTGCTGTCCTCGGCCGGCACCGGGTCGTCGTTGCTATCCAGCACAACCGCCCCGGTTGAATCGCGCGCGGGCAGGTACAAGCGCCAGTCGTCTTTCAGCCAGCCGCGCACCGCTTCGCTGATCGCGGGAATAGCCGTCTGCAACCACGGATCGTCCGGGCCATGAGTATCACCGTCCGAATCCGACTCATAGTCGAGTCGCAGATGCGCGCGGGCGTCCTCGATCGTGACAAGTTCAAACGACATATATTCGACCCAATAAAAAAAGGCCGCACAATGGCGGCCTATCACATCCCATCTGCCTACTATCCCGGCGAAACTGTATACCCAACCGACTCTAAAAGACCAATTGTCCTCTGCACATCACGATCTACGCGGCGAATTATCTGATTCACTCTGGTCTGGCTAACATCAAACTGCTCTGCCAGTTCTTTTTTTGTCGATTGCTTGCTTTTGTGCGCAATATAAATTTGCCAGTCCCGCGCCGGAAACAGCCTCTCCCACTCGGGAGATGAAACCTCTTCCAAGGTCCGTTCAAACGCTCTTTTGGCTCTTGCGGTTGGCCTAACCTTGAGCGCCCCGCTTTCAATCCAGACTTTTATTGTCGCCGCAATTATTTCTGAAAACTCGCTGCTATATTGATTGGATAACGCGGCTGTTGTGTAGTTTTCTACCTCGCTAACAATCCGACTTAGCGTAGCCTGCTTAACCAAATCCCTTAGTAGTTGGCGGTCTTCCTTGAAGTCAGCGCTCAACGCAGCAGCAACTTGTTCTGCTATTTCTTTCACTTCCATGTCACCTCCTATCGTGACTCCTACTTAATCAGGTGTGCGGCAACCCCGGTAGGAAACGGGGCTTTCGGAAGCTATCCTAGCCGCACAAACCAATAATAAATCAAGTTCGATTGATTTTATCAGTCCTCTCGCCTGAAATCAGCGTCCCGTAATCGGCACAGGCGCAGGCGGTTCGCCCTTTGGCCCTCGCGGCCCTTCTTTGCCATCCCTACCCTTGCGCGCGGCCAGAATCCAGTCCTCGCTGTTTTCGAGGCACGGCTTCGCCTTCGTGTCGCGCTTGGCAATCCACAACGCGCCATCGTGCGTCATAGAAACCCCGGCCTGAGCCATCTTGCCTTCACTCCAGAACCCCGCGTGCCGCATGTATGGCAACACGAATTCAGCAGAACACTCGCCATTGGTCAGCGTGATTACAAAGCCACGCTCAGCGTCGAACACCCCTTTAGCGTGCTCAAAGCTAAGGCCGTCTTTGCCGTCGCGCCCATCCTTGCCATCGCGGCCAACAACGCAGCCAAGCGACTTCATACGGCCATCAGTGAACGTCGCGACTAAAACGCCGTCACGGTCAATCAGCAGGTCGGCAATGCCAGCGCCGTCTTTCCCGTCAGCACCTGGGTCGCCCTTGTCGCCCTTGTCGCCTTTATCGCCTTTGTCCCCCTTCTCGCCACGCTCGCCATTTTTGGGCTGCGGGATCCCGGCAACAGCCTTGTCTACCAACTCTTTGATCAGCGGCGCAACATCGTCAACCGTCACCGATTGGCCATCCTGCCCGTCGCGACCGTCTTTCCCGTCGATGCCCTTAACCGGCTCGCGGGACTCCAGTTCGGCCACCTTGGCGCGCAAGCCCTCGATCTCCTTCGCAAGAGGCGCGATAGCATCCGCGACAAGGGCGCCGATCTCGACGCCCAACGCCTTTACGTCAAGCTGCATTGCGAATCCTTTGGTGAATTTCCTTCGATGCGTGATACATAACCGCAGAAAGGTTTAAAGCTCGCCGCTGCTCAGCTTCTTCCTCCGTTTCGTCAGGCTCCGGGTCGGGCTGTGAGACCGCCGCGTCCACAATCTTGTTCTTGCGCACCTGATCAAGCGGGAAGTCCTGCTGCTGCATGTAGACCGTATCGCCACCTTCAAGCGGCGGGAGGTTGAACCGGAGCCGTCCCTCGTTCGGGGTCTCGACGCCACCGCCTACAAGCTTGGTCGCCACCTCGGCCCGCTTGCCTTCATCCATCCGAAGCAGCGGCTCCAGGTCAAGTTCAACGCCAAGAGGACGACCGATCTTCAACCCCTCATCGAGAAGGTTTTCCATCGCCTCGATGTGCGACTGCAGCGCGTCGGAGTAATAAAGCTGATTGATGTCGTCGACCTTCATCCCCGCAGGAATAGAGCCGATGCCGATCTTGAACGGCGGAATGCCAAACGGCTGGCAAATTTGCTCGTCCGAGTAGCGCATTTGCTCAACCAACTGCGAATCCGCAGACTTCATCGCAAACGGCGTGAACTTCATATCAGCACCGATCACCGCAATTCGACCAGCGTTAGCGCCGCTGTAGTTCTTGTTCCAATACTCTTTTAATTCTTCCGCGTCCTTTTCGCTCATGCCCGCCGGCGCGGTCAGAATGCCGCCGGGCTGCGCGTTGTTCCCAAAGAACTCAGACGCAGAACGCAGGATGCGGAGGTTCTTCACCGCAGGCCAGTGCGCAGCGCACAGCGGCGGCACGCCGATCAACTGATGGTGAAAGCAGTTGAGCCGATCGTGAATGATTTCAGACGCAGGAACAACAATTTGCTGCGCCGGGTATGCTTCAGGAAGTAAATTTTGCGAGCTGGTGTAGTTCAACTGATAGAACACATTGCCAGCGTCAGACACCATCGGAATCACGCGGCACGGATCCAGCACATAAAGTGCGACCACGACGCCACGGTTATCGCGCTGCTTGAGAATGTAGGCATTGCCGGCGATCAGCTTCGACAGCGTCCATGCCTCGCGGAATTGCTGCGCCGTTTGATACTGGTTCGGCTTGCGCAAGACCGGCGAATAAGAGGGGTTTTCTTCCTCCTGCCAAATGCCGTCATTGTCTTTGCGCTTGAGAAGAAACGGCAGTTTGCCGATGTCGCTCGAAATGCGGTTTAGACAAGCGTACAGCGTCGGGTAACACACCAGATCGCCGTGCAGAACCTCGTCGTTTCGCTGCCACGCGCCGGTGTACGGCTCATGGATCACGCGCCAGCCCTGGCGCCAGCTAGAGACAGGCGACAGCGCTTTCTGCGCGCGTTTAATCTCCAGCCCGAAAATCCGCATTTATTCGTCCTCTGCCCGCATGTCGCGGCGCTTATATCGCCGCTTCGGTTTGCCGGTGCGCGGCGAAATTTCCACATCCGGCGCGGTCGTCTCCGGCAGTTCCCGCCGCGTCTCGACCACCACTTCGCGCGCGACCTTGCACGCGATCAAACGCTTGCCGGCCGCTTCGCTCACATTGCGCCGGCTGCGCGTCAAAACGTATTCAATGAGCATTCACGCCCTCGCCATAGATAGAAAACGGGGCGACCGAAGCCGCCCCGCCTTCAAGCTGCTGCGGTTATACCGACGTGCCGCATGCGTTCCAGTTGACGTGCGCCCACACCACTGCGGCGTCGCGACGCTTCTGGAAGTTGATAAAGCGCTCGACCAGAAAGCCGACGCTGTTGGTCTGCCAGAGGCTGACCAACGAGTTCGAGCCGGTCGGGGTCGTGCTGTTCATCGACGGTGCATCGTCCATCACCAACGACGCCTGATCGCTCATCGAGACTTGGATACCGCCCTCGTCGCCGAGGAAGATCTCGTCGCCCTTGATCAGCATCACAACAGCGCCTTCCGACTCGTCGGCCACGTACTGCGACGTGAACACCGGCAGACCCGCCAGCGTACCGCCATTCGGGGTGATGCCCGGGAACGCCGGAGCACCGACCTCGTTGGTCGCCATCGACAAGTCGATCGCGGTCGCTTCGGACATGATCCAGAACGCGCCCGACACCGACAGGTTGTCGCCCACCAGCGCCTTGAGGAAAGCCGCGATGTCGCAGCGGATGCCCGCCACGGTGCCGTCGCCTTCCAGCGTCAGCGCCGCCACGCCGTTGCGGATACCGGCAGGAGATTCGCCGGAAACCGCAGCCGCATCACTGATGAACGTGGTGTCGATGCCCGAACCAATCGCGCGGGCCAGTTCGTCACGGATCAACGCATCAGCGGCGGCCGAAGCCCTCGCAAGCTGCTCTTTCGTGGCCGCAGCAATCGCGGCGATCTTGAGAGGGGCGAGCTTGGTCTTCGTGTAGCTCCACGAGGTCAGCGGCTTGGCTGCGCCTTCCTTCACCCACTTCGCGGTGCCGGCCGACGTTTGAATCATCACCTGCGTATCGAACGGCAGACGACGCAAGCGGTCGCTGATCTGACCGACGACGGTGCGCGGCTGCAGATACTCGACGAAGTCGGCGAAATACGCGCCGTTATCGAGCACCAGGTTACCCATGAAGTTGGCATTTGCGGTGTTCGCCGCAGGCACCGCCGTCTTGATGTTGTTCATCAACTGGTCGTCGCCGGGGTAGACGTGCTGCGCGATCTGCGCCGGGTCGGCGTGATTGATGTGCGCCAGCGCCTTCACGCGCGCCAGACGGGCGAAACCGATGCCCGGCTCCAGCTTCTGCGTGTTCTTCACTTCGACAGGCACGGTACGCACGGTCGAAACCGTCGCCTTGCGCTTGTCAGCGTCGCTCACCGGCTGAGCCGTGGCGGCGTCAGCCTTTTCCATCGCCTCAAGATCGCGCAGGTTTGCGATGTTCTTGTCGATGGTGCCGATTTCGCCCTTCAGCGTGTCAAACTCTTCCTGCTCGCCGGTATCCAGCGTGCGAGATTGCTCGGCAGCCTTGGCTTGAATTTCCTTCATGCGATCCGCTTTCGCTTTGCGGGTCGCTTGCAGATCAGCGATCTGCTCCGCATAAGTTTTCATATTCAGTTCTCCGTCATGGGGAATGTGTCGCTTCACAGCGAGAAATGACCGTCAATAAGACAGTCGCCGCGCAGCCCTTTGGCTCCCGTTCCACGGGGAACTCTGCCTGCGTGAACCAACAAAAAAGGCCCGCCGAAGCGAGCCTTAAAATTGAGTGATTGCGCCTTAGCGCGTCAGCGATACAGCCCCGCGTCTGATGTGCTCATCACGGGCGGAAATGAGCGGCACCGCACTACCTCGCGTCGCCGCGTCCATCGCCTTGATGGCCTGAATCGTCGCCAACTGATGCATCGGGATCGTCACCGCCGACAACTCGTAAACCTCAGTCTCCTGGAAGTGGATTCCGCCGTTTTCAATGTACGCATATTTAAGCGCACGGAAACCAATCGACACGCCACGCACCAGCTTCGCCTTGATTGACTGCCACGCCATATCGACGAGGTCTTTCAGCGGGCCTGCTTCTTCGATCTTCGGCAGCGTCGCCGTAAAGGTAATGCCCTTCTCGGTCGGCTTGTCGAACACCACATGACCAATCGGCTTATCGTGCTGGTGTTGCCACAGCAGCGGCAGTGGGTTCGTGAACTTCACACCCAGCGGCTCTACAATATCCCCCGCGCGATCAGGGACAGGCGAGGTCGCCAAGCCCTTAATCACGCGCTCGTCGCCGTCCACCGACTTGATCTCAAGCACCGAATAGGCGCGGTTCGTTTCCATGTGAATTCCTTTACCCAAGCATGAACATCTGCAGTTTCTTGGGAGGCTCGTCCACCGCCTCCGCAGCACCGCCGATCGCCATCACTAAAGCAACCATCCCGTCGATACGGCCTGTCGCCTTGCTCTTGTCGAGTTTCCGGTTGCCGGCCGGGTCAGATATCGCGACCGCGTTGGCCGCGCACATATTCAGCACTGGATGGTTGCCGTGCCGCAGATTGCCTTCCACCAATTCGGCCTCGAGCGTGTCGAGCGCCGGGGTCATGGATTTGTAGCCTTGGCCGAATTCCTCCATCGGCAATTCGACGCCCAGCCGCGCAAGCTCTGCTTTGAACACGTCCATGCGCCACCGGTCAAACCGGATCGACTTAACGCCATGATCCTCGCAGAACTCGACCAGCCACTTGGCGACAAACTCATAGTCCACCGTGTTGCCCGGCGTGAGCATCAAAAGCCCCTGCTTCGCCCACACGTCATACGGAACACGGTCGCGTGCCGATCGCTCCGCAATGCCCTGCTGCGGCACGAAGAACGTCGGCCAGACATGCCACTTGCCGTCGCGCTTCACCACCGCAACCGCCGCGGTCAAGTCATGCCGCGCCGACAGGTCCAGCCCGACAAAGACGTCGCTATCAAACGCCTCGTAATCCGGCGCCTCCGCATTCATCTCCCACACCGCGCGCGACACGAATGGATTGCTCATGTTCACGCGCTGATTAAGGATCAGATTTCGATAGGCGTTCTCCGCGCTCGGCATGCGCTTCGCCGTCTCGGCCTGCTTACGCACCTCCTTAGGATTCTGGAAGTCACCGAACGCGGGATTGGCCGCGATGATCGCCTCGTCCGCGAATGGATCGAGATCATCCGGCGCCGTATAGAGCCACAACTTCGTTTCCGGGTCGGCCTTCGCCTTCGCGTCGTCAATCAGCAACGACAGCAGATCCGCATCTGTAGGCGCCTGCGTGCTGATAATGATCGACAGCGGGGCCTCCTGAGCGGCGGACGCGGTCTCGAGCGCTTCGTACAACTCCGATCGCGGGCCTTTGACCTGCCCAAGCTCGTCGTGCACCACAAACACCGGCGACAAGCCGTATGCCGTTGACGCCTCGGCGGACAGTGCCCGGTATTTCGTGCCCAACTCCGGACACAGCAACTCTTTCGCCGTATCCCGGACCACGACGTATTGCGCCAGGTCCGGAGACATGCGAACGCATTTCGCCGCAAGCGCGAACAGAATTGAGGCCTGTTCTCGCGACTGCGCCGCACTGAACAGTTGGCTATTTGCCTTGGCCTCGGGGCCGACTAGGTGCAGCAACAGCAGAAAAGCAGAAAGAGCGGTCTTTCCGTTCTTCCGCCCAAACGAAATGATCGCCCGGCGCGTCGGGGTGTCGTATATCCCCTTGAGAATTTCGCGCTGCCACTTCCGCAGCTTCACCGGTTGCCCGACCAACGCGCCCTCCGGCACGCAGCACATAGCCTCAATCCACGCGGCGTTGCGCTCCCCTCGGCTTACTTTGCGGCGACCTGCCACGGCTTCCTGCTTGATGCCCCACGGTTGGCCGTCGACGCCGCCTTGGGCGTGTATCGGCTTTGCTGCGTCAAGCGCAACTTCGTCCCGATGGACAGCAGCCGACGGGACTCCATATCCCGAAGCTGCATCGCCTCTTTAATCTCCTTCGGATCACCCCCGGACAAAGCCGCCTGAACCTGCGCATGAAGCACATCACACGACACCTTTGCCCGCACGTATTCAAGCAGTAACGGGGCAGAGTCCTCCGCGAACCAGTCGGCCGGCTTGCTATCCACCACGGCCTGCCACATTTCGGCCTCAGCCTTACTCAAGCCCTCCGGGGGCGCCAAGCGCGCAAGCGGCTGCACCGGCAGCACACTCAGGCTGGCCGATGATTTCTTGCTCATGTTTTGTTCCTACGCGTTTGGAAATTGTTACGACTTATCGAAGAAGAGGTCCGGGCGACGGTGTCCGTCGGGGTCGGTCTGAATAGTTTGCCTCCCCCCCCTATCCTATCGGCCATCCATCCTCGCCGATGCACACCTTGACCTTCCGTCCCTGCGCCTCCGCTG